ACCTAAAGAGCTCCCGGGTATTTGTCTGGCCTCTCATATCAATAACTCCCTTAAGCGCCGCATGCAGATGGCCTTCCTGGCCTATCTGGACCAAAGTAATCTTGTCTTTTAAAAGATCCACAACCTCCTGGTAATAAGGATACTGCTTAATGGTATTCTCAGCCTTAGCCCCGGCATTGATCACCCAATAAGGACCCTCGATTCCAGCCTTAACTAAAGCAGGCCCTGGCCAGTCTTTCTCCTCCTGGGATAAAAAGAGATCCGGAAGGATATTAGTCTTATGAATCTTAACCTCCAAGACTTGCTCCAACCAATCTGTATGCCCCTGGCCAAAATGATGCCCTACGATCCCGGATTCATGGATCAGAGGATAATGCATATCGATTGCCAGGACATCCCCGATCTGCGCCAGGAACTCCCGGATCAACTCCTTCTCTCCGGCCTTAATCCTCACAAAAAGCGCATTGCTATCATCCTGGGTAGTCTTGGACCATCGATCATTGATTAACTGGTATTTAGCCTCGTCATACTGGAGCTTAGTTATGTAAGGAGAATTATCAAAGATCTCATTGCAGGGAGTCCGGACATCTACAAGGTACCGGCCTGGATACGCAAGATTCAAATCCCGGATCGCATTCGTCATAACCAGGATATCTCCAGGAGACAGCCGATTAAGTAAAAGGATCTTCTTTGGATCGCTGCGCAGCCAGGCTCCGGTCTTTACTTCTTCTTTTTCTTCCTCTTTCCTTTCTTCCATGGACAAGGCATCTGTCTCCTCCTTCTTAGTTACCGGTCCGAATACCGGAATCTCCATATTAAAATAAGGAATCACCTTATAATTTCTAAGGAGCTTTCTCTTTTTATAAACAAAAGCCGGATGCGCTAATCCTCCATCGCAACCGGTTATCATTTTCTTAAGGATAGGATTCTTCTCTAACTCCTCCCGAGTAAAAAGCGGCTTTTGTAATTCAAAGAGCCGGTCCACTTCCGCCAATAGATCCACTCCCAGAAATCTATCATCAAAGAATCCCCGGCCATCATATCTTATGGCCATGCGGTATTCGCTTGAACAATAGATAAATATCCCATCGGTTTTTAAATGATGATGAATCCGGGTTAAGATCTCCCGGATCTCTATGGCAGGGACATGCTGTAAAACATAAATGAGGTATATGATATCAAACTTCTGATCCAGCTCTTGCGGAGCCTTAGCGTTAAATCTTTCATTATTGACATAAGATTCTGCCTTCTCCATCATTGATCGAGAGGCATCGCAACCGGTTACAAAGACAGACTTATTCTGAGCTAAGATCTCTTTAGACAAGCGGCCTACGCCACATCCATAATCTAAGATCTCAGCCTCGCGCCGGGCAAAGCGCAAGATCGCCTCAGCAAAAGCCGGAGTTTCTGCATCCCATCTCTGCTGCATGGTAAATCCGTTACAGTCTCCTACTACCTCATGCTGGCCCTCTTCAAATGTTTTCGCTTTGAATAGGTTATGATCCTTCAATACTCGATTCTTCTCCATTTTACTCGCCTCCCCTTATATTTTGAAGGGCCCGGAGTGCTCAAACCCCGGGCCCCTTTAGTTACTTTGCAGTACCCTCTACTCTAACAATCCCTCCGCCAGCTATGGCTCCGACATCTAAGTATATGCCGGTACTGAAAAACTTACCTTGCGGCCATTCCTTAGTTATCGTACCCTGCGCGGCAGGAAAAATAAAGGTTACTATTGCCGATCCTGCGATCGTTACTCCATCTCTCAGCAGTACAAAATCTCCAGCGGCGCATCCCTTCCAGGCTATCGTTATTGAATGCATCTCACCTGGCGCGCCCTTGATAAGGAGATCGACTGCTGAGGAGAATTCAAAAAGATTCGGGATTCTCCCCATCATGACCTCCTTATCCTATTGACTCAGAGCTCGAAGACGAGCTTGAGCTACTAGAGCTGCTCGAAGACGAAGAACTCGAGCTTGAAGAGCTAGACTTGCTCGATGAACTTGAACTCGAGGAGCTTGAAGAACTCGAGGATGAACTCGAGCTGCTAGAACTACTCGACCTACTCGAACTCGAGGATGAACTCGAGCTTGAACTAGACGAGCTGCTGCTTAAAGAACTACTGGAGCTGCTCGATGACGATGAACTAGATGAACTTAAGCTAGATGAACTACTGGAGCTAGAGCTTGAAGAACTGGAGCTAGAGCTTGAAGATGAAGAACTGCTCGAACTCGATGAACTTCTGCTCGAAGAACTGCTCGAAGAACTCGAACTAGAAGAGCTAGACTTAGAGGAAGAACTCATACTCGAAGAACTTGAGGATGAACTCTTAACCACATCTCCCAGGCCCAAAGTGCTCCTATAATCGACATCAGTAAGCGTCGCATCGGCATCGCAAGCATTTAACGCACGATTCCACCTATCTATAAAATCATCCAGAAAGGCAGCAATTTCATCCTGCCATTCTCCTAACTTTTTAATCCTGGCATTGGAGACATCAATTAGATGCTCCGTAGTATCAAACTTCTCCGTTGTAAAAATAGTCGTACCGGCAACCCCATCATCTGCCGCCAATAGATCCAGGATCGCGTTAAAATTCGTCCGGATATAATAAAGCAGCAAATTTACTTTGCCTTGCGGCATGGCATTGTACTGGATATCTTTGCCATAGGTATTTCCGATAGACGGAGAAGTTATTTTATAGGTAGTGGCTATCGCGGTATCGCCCGTATCGACATTGATCTTATCGATAAACGAGGATAAATTAGTTACGATGGAATAAAGAAGATCAAAGATCCCCTTCTCCCAGTAACCGCGACTTTCGATTCTCTCTGTATGTCCCACTTTTCCTCCGTTAATTCGGTCGGGCCCAGCTTACAAGATTTGAACTCGTCCTAAGGGTATTAGCCTTCGTACTTCCGGTTTATACGATCGGCCAGGCCCCCCCTCATTGTTTAACTAGTTTTAGGCTGTACTAGGAGCTGCGCTTGCGCAATACATAGTTACCACGCCATAATCAACTGCATTAAACAATGGCTTGATAACTCCGAAGATCGCGCCGCAAGCAATACCCCATTGATTCCCGTAATCGAACGATTTTTCTGTCCAATTTACAGGAGCGCCCCAGGCTATAACTCCAGCCTGCTGGCCGCAGAGGATATTCCTTGCTACATAAGCAGATCCGGATCCATCATTAGTACGATAGACATACTCATGCTCATGGATGATAATCCCGTTATAATTGGAGACCGCTCCAGAGAATATCGGGTTATCCTCGCCGCGCACGCCTGCCTCTCGGACTGACTGATTATAAACAGGATCCTGCTTAAGGTTAGTTACATCGTAAGGATGTAAAAACGCAACATAATACTCTTTACCATTGACGCGGATGGGCCGGATCTTAGGAGAGGCCAGCTGAGCTGTTACTTTGGCCTTATCTAGGACCTTGGTATCCATCTTCATGGAAGTCGTAAGATTTGCGATCGCGGTTTCTCCGCCTGCATAGACAAGCCGGCTTGCGGCTGCTATGGTCGGAGTATTGGAGAAAGTGGAAGATGCCTTGCCGCAGAGTTTATCGAAGATCTCTAATTCGATCCTCTCCGCAAACCAATCCGCCAAACGATTCTTAGCGCTGGTCCTCATGTTATAGGCATTCTTCTTTTCATCCATCCTGCCGGTTAGGACAACTGCATGGCGGAGCTGATCGATAGCGACATCCTCATCGTAGTCCGTCATGGCCTCTTCCGACCCTTCCAGGGTATCATCCCCGGACTTGCCGGCTCCGGACAACTTCATCCCGAGGCCAAAGCTGATATTACTACCAGCTTCCTTTTTTAGATCCTCTAATTCTTGGATCATGGACTGCTCGGTAGCCCCTATAAAACGATTCATATAAAGGTTATCGCGCACATCCGCAAAAAGCTGCTTACGCCATAGAGCCGGCTGTAAGGCAGCATTACTGGCTGATGCAGTCATTGGTAAAACCTCCTATTTATCCGTACATCTCGAGGTACTTCTCCCTGGTCTTTTTAGGGAGCTTAGCGAATTCCCGATCGCTCATAGCTGTTATTTGCTCTATGGTATAATCGGATCCTTCGATCTTATCTTTACCCTCGGCATGCCCGGATGTTTTTTCTTTGTTTTTATTTGCCTCTAGTTTATCCTGGGCCTCCTGGGCCTCTTTCTCCTTCTTCAATTCCTCCGGAGTTTTGGCTTTGGGCTCTTCGGGTTTTTTAGCTTTCCTGGCCTTTACCCTTGTCTGGGCGGCCGGGAGCAACTTGGAGTATTCCGGATCTCCCTTTATCAGCTCATATATCTTTAGAGCTGGATTTTCGCCTTTTGAGAAGGCCTCGGCTACCGCTTTTTGGTAAGCCGGATTAGTATTGATAATTTCTTCGGTTAATTCCATAACCTCCTCATAATCCTCCTTATGCTCATTAGCAGCGATGATATCGCAACCTTTGAGGAAAGTCTGAACGACGGGAGTATTAAGGATAGAGGAATCTATCTTAACCTCTTCCTTTTTCTGACCCTTGGCCAGGATCTTCTGTACATCCGCGACTGTTATAAAGTCGGTCGGATCTTTACCTTCTAACGGATCCTTCTCTTCTTCTTTCGCCTTCTCCGGCGGTTGTTCCTTCTTAAGTTTGATATTCTCAAAGCGCGCAGCATCTCTTTCGGCCTCGGCATCCTGCTTGGCCTTTCTGTCCCTGCGCATCTGATGATAATAAGCCTTTTCTCTTTTGCTAAAATCCTTAAGATCCTCTTCCGTTACCTTGTCCTCCGGTTTCTGCAAGAGTCTTTCGATCTTCAAAATGGGATCTTTTTCATCTTCTTCATCCTGTTTTTTATTCTCAGCTGCCTGGATCTCTGTCTCAGTAGCTGTCTCCGGCAAATTGACTGCCTTGGCCCTGGACACTAAAGCATCCTTGGCCTTCTGATCAGTCTCAACTTTCTCCCGGTCCGCCTTCTCTTCTGCGGTCTCTTCTTCTTTTTTCTCTTCTACCGCAGCCGGCTGAGCCCCTTGATAGCCTTCCGGAGGAGCCTCTTGCTTAAGAAGAAAATCCTCCTCTTCTTTAGTAAGAGTCTCATTTTTGTCCAATTTTGCCTCTATTGCCTTTATATCCATCTGCTCTGCCATTTTTGCCTCCCCTTTTGCCTATCCCGGGATATTAGAGTCCCGGTTTCTCTTTCGCAGCAGCCGCTGCGGTTAATTGCTCCATCCATGCCTGGACGCGCTTTTTGACTTCTTCTGAATTCTGGAGATCCATGTATTCGATCAAAAGATCCGGAGGGATCTGTACTCCGGCCTTAGATGCCTCGATCAACTCCTGGAAGGTCTCAAATCTGATAGAGGTATTCTGATCGGCCTCAGTTACCAGAACATCGTATTTATTGTCTTTAATCATAGTAAGATAGGCTGAGATATGGCCTTCATTCAAACCATCCGGCCTGTCCTCTGCAACCTGGAGTTTCATATACTGAGGACCTAAAACCTTCATCAGCTTTTTCTCATCGAAGACCATCGGCATCATCTCCAAGATAAACTTCCCGATGATCTCTTTTGTGTAGCGGTAATTCTGAAAGATACGCACTAAGGCCAGGATGGCCTGCTTTACGCGCATAGCGATCGCGCGGCCGCTTGAAGTACCTTCCTGGAACCC